GACAACAGCAGGTCATAGACAAATGGACTGAGGCAGGGCGACGTGGTACTCTTGAGGCTGTAACAGGCTTCGGTAAGACTTACGTCGCTCTTCTTATCCTGCAAGACTTGAACATGCGGTTACCTACAGGTACTGCATTGGTGGTAGTGCCTACTCAGAATCTGCGAGACCAATGGCAGAGTCAGATCGAAGAGATGGGTATCACTAACACCAAAGTACAAGTCATCAATACAGCTGTGAAGTTGAAACATGACTGTGACTTGTTGATACTTGACGAGATACACAACTATATGTCTGATGTATTTCGAGGTATCTTTGCGTGTACCGATTATCGATATATCCTTGGCTTGACTGCTACACTGGATCATGAAGACCCTAGGTTTCATATTATCTCTAGTGCTGCACCAGTCATAGATACTATCTCTCTTCGGGAAGCTGTGCGTAACAACTATGTATCACAGTTTCAAGTCTTTAACCTCGGTCTACGCATGGGCGAGAAAGAGGAGAAAGAATACAAGTTGATAACGGATGACTACTACAAAGCATTCGCTATCTTTAACAACCGGTTTCACGCAGCGATGCGTTGTATGACCGATCGGCAATACCTCTCAGTATTCACTAGAAACTTAGCAGGTTGGGACGAACAGCAGGTACTTAATCAAGCCCGTGCTTTCAACCGTGCCATGCAAAAACGTAAGCAGCTCATCTACAAGAGTGCTACTAAACGTGAGGCTACAAAGAAACTCATTGAGATATTCGATGTGCCGACAATCACTTTTAGCGAGAGTGTTGACTTCGCTATACAAATGAATAAAGAGACGCAACCTTGGGGTGCAGCATATCATTCTAAAATGTCCAAGTACGCTCGCCAGAACGTCTTGGATTCCTTTGCAGATGCTCGAACAGACATACGTGTGATACACACAGCACGTGCGTTGGACGAGGGCTTTGATGTAAAGGGTATTGAGCTGGCTATTGTATGCTCTGGTACTTCTACTCCACGGCAAGACTTGCAACGAACAGGTCGAGCTATTAGATTTCAGGAGGGAAAGACCGGTGTAATTATTAATCTTTATCTGAAAGATACTCAAGATGAAAAATGGCTCAAAAAGCGGCAAAGCAAGTCCGCGAATGTCCAGTGGGTCCACTCCATTAAGGAGCTACTCACAAAGTGCAACGACTCTCTACTCAGAAATCCTATTGCTAGTTAAGTCTGGCAAGAGGAAGTGGGCCGACCAGCCCTGGCAGTTCCAGCTGTCACTGAGTGAAGAGTATAATTTAGAAGCTTCTCTAGAACATATTCAAGAGGAGCTGTTTGATGCGCGTAATGTAGAACAAGTAATTATGATGAAGAATGGTGTACCCGCTCGATAAGTACGTAGACGTACTGCTGAAGCTAGACATCAGCCCTATTCAAGTTTTGTTCTGCCAAATCATATATGAACGGCGACACGACCTGCTCTACAAGATTGCCCAAGAGGGCCAGATATTCCCTAAAGAATACTTGGAGGATCTTGAAGTGAAAGGGTTTATTGTAGACACTAATCCTAGTGAAGACTCTAAGTATGCGGACTTCTATGAGGTTACCGATCTTTTTGTCAAAGCTTTCTATGCGGTGTCTACTACTGATGGGGAAGAGTTCTGGAAGACTTACCCCCCGTTCATAACCATTGACGGCAAAAAGATACCGGCTAAAGCAGTTAACAAAGAAGAACTGGTAAGGTGGTATCACAAACATGTTGGTAGTGTGCACGACCACAGCAAAGTCATGAAGGCTTTGAAGTTTGCAAAGGAACGTAAGCTTATAAGCATGCGTATCGACAAGTGGTTACAAGCAGAGTCCTTTGTAGACCTGTGGGATATGATGAAAGAAACACCTATAGAAGACCTACCACATGATCGAATCATCTAAACTACAGGTACGCCCTATGTCAGCAGTCGTAGAATCTACTCAGACTACGATTCACAACTATATGGATGGCAAAATCCCCGTGATGAAAACACGCTGGGATAAAGTCAACAAGATGCTGCTGGGTGGTATGCAGTTTGGGATGGTTTATGTAGTGGCTGGTGCATCAGGTCATGGCAAGAGTATGTTCTTGAACAACTTACTCCGTGACTTTACTTCTACCGCTTACAATAAGTTTGATAAGCCGGTAAAGATTCTGCACTTCTCATTCGAGATGTCTGCAGAGATGGAGTTGATGCGTAGGCTTTCTTCCTTAGCCGAGGTACCGCTGGACCGTATGCTTCATGCAACGACAGCTCTCAACGATACAGAACGTGTGATGATTGAAGACAAGCTACGGCAGATTAACGAGCCGTCTATCTATTTCATCGAGCAGCCTGGTAACAGAATGCAGATAGCACAGACCGTATCAGAGTTTATCAAGACACATGGTGATTGTCACTACGTCATATGTCTAGACCACACTTTGCTAGTGACACCGATGCCTGGTGAGAACGAGATTCAAACACTCGCTGAACTAGGTAAGATTAGTATCGAGATACGTAAACGCTTTGGCGCTATGGTTCTCCTACTCTCTCAGCTCAATGATAAGATAGAGGGAGAGAAGAGACGTGATCCCGATTCACCTAATCTACATTACCCATTGAAGACTGATATCCACGGCAGTAAGCAGCTATACCATGCTGCAGATATTGTAATGGTAATCCATCAGCCTTCTCTATTGGGGCTAGAAGCGTACGGTAGGAAAAACCTACCGACTAGAAATCTAGTAGCACTGCATTGTCTAAAGAACAGACATGGACAAGCAGGTATAACGCTACTGAAAAACAATTTAAGACATGGCATCTTTGAAGACTGGGACAGTGGAGATACAGCAGCACGTCGCGACAACCCCTACGGTCTCTAAGAGTTTTCCTATCGGAACTATACTCGTAGAAGAATGGAGTATGGAGACGGTTAGAAACACTCAAGGAAAGAGTGGCAGCTTTGTAGTTTTAGGTAAACACAAAGCTCTAAAGTTCATAGGCGATGAGTACGTAAGTATCTCAGCGTTAAAGGATTATACTGCAAACTCTCATGAGATAGTAGTTGATGAACCGAAGCTTGTTTCGTATCTTAGGGAACGCGCTCAAAAGGTTTTGGGCGGAGTTATTCAAGAAATAGAAGAAGGAGTATTCGATGATTGAACCACAGAAAATCGTAGCGGCAGTATCGCCGCAGCGCTTGTTTATTTATGGCAAGCCCAAAGTAGGTAAGACTAGTGCAGTAGCACAGTTACCCAACCACTTGATTATCGACACCGAAGTCAAGGGCAACAACGGAGATCAACTCGTAGGCGGCACCTCATATTGTGAGGGAGCTACAAGCGTAGTGGTTGACGGACTACCTAAACTTAAAGAATGCTTAAGCTATCTCCAAGAGAAGCCAGGCACTCACGACTTTATCGTACTTGATACCATTGACCACATTGAGGCATGGGTTGGTGAAGCTGTATGCAGAGCACATAGTGTTAAGCATATCGGTGACATCCCACATGGCAAAGGCTGGTCATTGATGCGTAATCAAGTCATCGCTATCGTCGAGCAGTTTGCCCGTGCATCTAAGCATATCATTATTGTAGGACATCAGAAAGATGGGCACGATGATGAAGGCGTAGAGGTACAGAAGATTAACCTTACAGGTAAACTCAAGACTCATCTGTGTTCTATCATGGATGGTGTTGGACGTATCCTTCGTGAGGATGATAAGATTATGGTAGACTTTAGAACCGGAGTTAATACTGATGCAGGGTGTCGTGTCCCTACCCTTGCAGGTCAGTTGATTGAATTGAAGTGGGACACAGTATACCCTGATACAATTAAATAATGTACGGATTTGATGAACAGACAGGAGCCTCAAGCGGAGGCTCTCGTATCCCTGCAGGCATCACAGAAAATGTGAGCCTCAAAGATGTAGTGTATGAATCTCTTAAAGCCGATGGCACTGGAGACGATGTACTTAAGTTTCTATTTAGCGATGCAGCTAGCTCTAGCTTTACACACATCGAGTTTCCTATTGATGCTGACCGATTGACCGAGCTTGCTAAAGGCTGGGGCAAGAGTCAAGCTGATGCAGAGTCCTATGTTAAGCAGCAGTTCGATGCACAAGGTGAGCGCATCAAGCATATCCTTTCATGCTTTATCCCTAAGGACAAGTGTGTATTCCGTGCAAAGAACTTCCAGGAGTTTGCAGACGGTGTAATCAAGATGCTTGGTGAGACTTATGTTGAGGTACCGTGCCGTGTTAAGATTGTCTACAAGAAGAACAGTCAGTACACCACGTTCCCTAACCGTGCGTTCAAGCCATTCATCCAGCCTATGCGTGAGCCTAACCGCTTGGTGATTGATCCTAAGTGGGACATCGTCGAAGCGGCTGCTCCTGATGCAAGCGGAGATACATGGTCTGATAACGAGAAAGCTACGGCTACTGCAGAAGACGCAGCTCCCTGGTAATGTATCAGCTCAAGCCTGACCTAAGTGCAGATTATATCCTAGGTGAGCTTAGTCAAGAGCAGATAATGCAGCACTATCTTAAGGTGCCCATTAAGCTTAAGACTAGGTTTCTTAGCCCTCTACGTGAGGATAAGAACCCAACCTGTGGATTCTTCTACAACAAAGAAGGCTCGCTGATATTCAAGGACTTTGCTGGATTTCTAAGCGGCGGTTGTTTCAAGATTGTAATGCATATCTACAACTGCTCCTTTCACGAGGCGCTAGAAATTATAGCAAATGACTTCGGATTGATTGACGGGGTGCGGGTAGAACGTAAGGACTATCCGCACCTCGTTACTTTCCAACGCAGAGAAACTGTTATACAAATTAAGAGACGACCCTTTAACGATGAAGACCGTGAGTACTGGACTCAGTTCGGCATCAGTAAAGCAACCCTCTTACATTTCCATGTGCCACCTTTGGAGGCAGCATGGTTGAACGGCAAGTGTATCTATTCCTATAGGAAAGGTGACCCTGCATATGCATATGACTTTGGGGATGATCAATACAAGATCTATTTTCCCAAAC